TTTCATCAGCAATCAACAAACGCATTTGCCAGAAGCTATTGGTAATTTTTGGGGCAGCAGCAGCACAGCAATTGCCTTGCCTAATAATTACAGCGCGCAAACGCCAACATTTTCAAATGCTATTACAATAGAGTTGAAAGTGCAGTGGTCTGGCACTGCTTCGAATGTTTACACGCGCGTGCAACATGCAAGAGCATACAAACCAAATGGACAGGTGACATAATGGATTTTGCTGAAATCATATACCAAATGGGTTTGCGTGGTGCACAGTCACATCGCACTTACGAATCAATGGTTGCAACTTGGATTGATGCAAACGAACCAATTCCATCACTTGATGAGTGCGTTGCAAAGTGGAATGAACTGGTTGCATCTGGATTCTTTGAACCACCATACCACGTCAAACGATTGGAAGCATACCAGAACGCTGGCATTGACATGCAGAAGACAATTGAATTGTGCATGGAATATCAACTTGGTATTGCAACCAATGACATGGATGCAGTGACAAAGTACCGTGCACAGCTGGCAGACATCCATGCAAAGCGCACTGCAATCAAAGCCCAGTTTCCAAAGGGCTGATGATGCAAGACAACTTCACAAAGTGGATGCTTGGTATCACAGCTGGTATTGTGGTTGCAATGGGTGGTGCTCTGTTCAGTACTGTGCTGGCGTTGCGTGAAGACATGGCAGTGATTAAGACGAATCTTGCTGACATGAAAGAGACAGTGACAAAGCTGGATGTTTTACAATCGCAAGTGTCAGACCATGAGTACCGAATCCAATGGATTGAACGAGTTGAAGATCACACGCGTGCCGATGGTACGTCGCGAAGGATTGACACCCTACGAAGGGCGATTCGCTGAACCGATTGACAACACAGTTGGACGTGCTGAGATTGAAAAGCTTTGGGAGCTGACAGCATGGGAACGTGCAACACTTGCCTTCGATGACATAGCATTCAAGACAAAGATGATGGTGGCATTGCTGCCATTTGCATATTCACTTTCAAAGGGTTTGATCATGAAGAATTGGAAAACAACAGTTGCTGCAATCGTGGGTGCAATTGCCTACGTTATCAATGCAGTGTTCGGTTTGCCAATCCCATCAGATGCAATCATTGCAACAGCGGTGTTTTTCATCGGTCTGTTTGCGAAGGATAGCAACGTGACTGGTGGAACAGAAGTACAGTAAACGAATCGGGGCGGACGTGCGCAACATAGCCCCCCATGTATATCTACCCCGTGATAGCGCAGAACGTCCGCCCTTTTTTTAACAAGACAACAAGAGCATTGTAATGCACAACTTTACATGGTACGAAATCGCACGGCGTGAACTTGGTGTCAAGGAGTTGCAAGGCATTGCCGACAATCCGCGAATTGTTGAATACCACAGCACGACAACGTTGCGTGCAACTGATGATGAAGTGCCGTGGTGCTCATCCTTCGTGAACTGGTGCGTGCACAAAGCTGGGTATGTACCAACGAAGTCAGCAGCAGCACGATCGTGGGCAAAGTGGGGTGTGCAGATTGCAAAGCCAGTCAAGGGCTGCATCGTAGTCATGACGCGTACTGGTGGTGGTCACGTTGGTTTCTACGAAGACCACGATGCTTCAACAGTGTCTGTACTTGGTGGCAATCAAGATGATGCAGTGAACGTACGCAAGTATCGCATTGCACGTGTGATTGCTTATGTGCTGCCAAAGAAAATGAACGACAAGGATCAACTCGCATTTGAACTGTTGAAGGCCCAAGCGTAATGGCATATCTCACAACTAGTGTTGTCAAGTCTGATTGGCTGCGCATTGATTCAGCAGATACAAGCATGGATGCATTGATTGCACGAATGATTGCAGCAGCAGAAGATGAGATTGATGGCATCATCAGTCAACCAGTGGAACAGCAATCAATCACGATGTACTGGGATGGTATTGGCGAAATCGAGCACACCATTCTTTACACAGTGCCAATGACAGCAACGCAACTGCGGTACAGGCAAGACCCAACAATTGGCTGGACAACGGTGGATGCAAGTAAGTATGCATTGCGCCCTCGCTACTTTGGTGCTGCACTCTGGTATGCTGATGGTTTCACACCTTACGTTGAATACGAGTTCACAGTCAATGTTGGCTGGGCAGCTAACACAGTGCCAGCTGATATTGTTGCTGCTGGGTATGAGCTTGTGAAAGAGCTGTATTTAGAGACACCCTACGCTGGACAATCAGAACGTTTCGGTATGTCAGCAGTTACAGAAGGTCAAGGTGGTACGACATTCAGCAAGGCCATCATGCGCATGCGTCCAATCGTTGAACAGAAACTGCAACGCTATCGACTGATGGTGATCTGATGGCATCACCATTTGCAGAGAAAGCGCGGCGCATTCGTGAGATTGTCAAGCAGTTCATTCAGTCTGCACCAGATGAACTCTATGCATTCACCATTGAACAGATGGGTGAAGACATTGGGTCATCTCCATTTGTTGCACAGAGTGAAGGCCCATTGAACTTGCGAGCACCACGCAACAACACAAACAAATTGCGTTTCCAAACCAACACACTTGGACGTGCACTTGCACCACGTGAAAAAGGAAACATCAGCAAGGTTGATGTTGTCAACGATCGTCTTGAAATCAAGTATGGTATTGATAAGGATGTTGTACCGTATGCAGCTATCCATGAGTATGGTGGCACAATCAAGCACCCTGGCGGAACACCATACGTCAACATAGGTGGGCGCACGTTGTTTGTGCGCAAAGAGAATGCTGACAAGAACATGCGCACTACCAAACCGCACAATATCGAAATGCCAGCACGCCCTTATCTAAGGCCGGGATTTGCAGCGTTTTCAAAACAACAGATACCACGTTTGTTGGATCGCATCAGAAAAGAATTGGGAAGTTGACAATGCCATCAGCAAACAAACTGTCATTCTTCATTGACACCGTGCGCACTGCACTTGCAAGTGAACCAACATTCACTGTGCAGAAGGTGCTGAACAAATCACAGCAACCAACTGCAACACGCACGATTGTCTATCCATTTATTGTGCAGACAACTGGTGGCACGATGCTGGAAAGTATGCGCATTGTTGATGGTACATGCACCATCCGCATCTGGTCTGATGTTGCAGTCAGCAGCGAAACTGCATTGCCAACTGGCAAGTCATTCACAGCCTATGCAGACACGATTGCAAAGATTGAAAAAGCAATCAGGAGCATACCATTCAGTGTGTACGAAACACACACCGATGGAACAACCACAGCAATACACGTTGCAAACGTGACACTGGTTGGTGGACATGTTGACAATGGTGACAACAAGATTGAAGCTGACTGTGATGTGACACTTTCGTTTGGGCACTGGGCATGACAACTGCACAGCTGATCAACCAATTGCAGAATTGGCAAGCAATACACGGCGTGTGCAACGTCATATATCAATCATCACTAGGCAACACAATTGAATTGCCAGTCAATGGTTGTGTGATCGCTGAAGATGAAGACGGAACAAAAGACTTGGTTTTGTTTACACAATACGAGCAACAAAATGGGTAGCATCAAACAGATGCTTGTGGGGGATATTGAACAGCCAACGAAGGAACAACCACAAGCACAGCAGCACAGTCTGTCATTCTACACAATCACACGCAAAGAGGATGCGCATTATCTACGTGGCATGCTGGACACGCTACCAACTGGTGTGCAGTGCGTGCTTGTCAACACAGTGCACGAAGCTGGATGCAAAGAGCATACATTGACTGTTGACAGAAGGGAAGTGATTGATGGCATTGAATACGTGTTTGCTACTTACAATTATGGCAGCTGGGATTTCGCTGCTGCACGCAATGCTGCACTGTCATTGTGCGATCGTGAATGGTGTTTCTGGATGGACACTGATGATCGACTGATGACATGGCAGCACAACAACATTCTTGAAATCACCAAGCTACCGCAAGGTGTTGGTGGTGTCATGGTTGGTTGCTATGGTTACCAACCACCATACGAAGAAAACAAGCGCGGTGCGTTCTATGCTGTTCCGCATTGTCGTGCACATCGCAAAGCTGTGGGTATTCAGTGGCGTGGTAAAGTGCACGAACAGATTGAACCGCAAATCAAGGACGCTGGATTCACAGTAATTGAAGCTGACATTGGTGTGTACCATGTTGGATATGTTGTAGACTCTGCAACCCTGACTGCCAAGATGGGTCGCAATGTGATCATGCTTTGCCAGCAGATCGCAGAAGATCGCACGTATCTGCCTGACTATTACACCAACGTGCTGCGCAATAACCTAAACACATATCTTGAATTGAAAGGATCATGACCCATGGCAGGTTATGTAATCAGTGGCGGTCGTGCACTCTTTGTGTACACAGCCACAAACGGCACAACGCCGTCAGTTGGTGTGTCACCAGTGTACACCAACACAGATCAGATTGACACCGATGTTGCGTTTGATGACCAAGGCGTTGCAACCATCACAGTCAATCAGTTGTCTGATGATGAAGCACTCAACACATTTATTGAAAACTACGCACGTCCAACTGCTGGCACTGCTGGCACACCAGAAGACATCACATTTGAAAATGGTGTTTCACGACTTGGTGCAGCGTCTGCTGGCCAGCCGTTGTACATCATTGTAAAGGGCGGTCTTGTGTCAGGCTCTGGCACATCAGTTGGAAAGCAAAAGGTTTTTCACATGTTTGGCGTTGCACAAAAAACATCTGGTTCATGGAACCAGTCAGGCAACGTGTACAACAAGCCAACACTTGCATTCGTTGCACAAGCAATTGAAACACCAATCACGATTGCTGCAACGTACTTCACTTCGATCACAGCGACAACGCCACAAGCGCAGTTGCTGAACAACTCAACTCGCAAGTTTGGCGCGGTGTTTTTCGGATGATCACAACAGCCATCATAGCGGTGTTACTTTACATTTTTGGGTTGGGTATTCGAAAAACAATACTGACACCAGATGGTGGCTACTACTTAGCAATGGGGCGCGGTGCACACGTGCCGTGTCCCTATGCTATGCGTCAACTCGCAACACTGCTTCCAAACGTTGCATCATGGCGTGCACTGCATGCAGTGTCATACATGGCACTCGCATTGGCAACACACGCGTTTGCTGAACAGCATGGTGTTGATGGTACAGTTGTTGCTGCTGGTGTGCTCTGCTTGCCAACAATACGACAGTCTATTGCATGGCCTGTACTGCTTGATATTCCCATGCTTGCATATATCGCAATCGGTGCTGTTCTTGGTGCTGACAACATCTTGCTTGGCATGATGCTGATTGGCATTGCACCGATGTTGCACGAACGTGCTGCATTGTGGCTGGCATTGTATCTGTCTGCATCAATGCCCATCGTGCTTGTGCTGATCGCACTGTGCTTTGCTGGCATGTGCTATCTGCACTTGCGACTGACAAGAGAACCACACCCAGATGAAGAACAAATTGAATGGTTGCGCAACCCAATCAAGTCAGCTATTGCGAAGCACCGCACAACATTGGAGACATGGCAAGTTTGGTTGTTGCCATGGGGTGCATCAATCATTGGTTTGGTTTGGAACAACGCAACACTCTATGCAGCGATGCTGCTTGGTTATGCTGGGTGCATAGCTGCACAAGATCGTGCACGCATCATTGCACCAGCTGCATTGCTGCTGACTACTGGTGCTGTCATTGTCGCTGGTGACTACGCTATTGCAATTCCCATTGTCAACTATTTCACACACAATCGAGAGGTCTGAGTTGTTTACTTACAAGGGGCAAGTATATGCAGCATATCCATTCGCAGTCAAGTTGCGAAACGTAGACAAGGCGAAGGAACTGATCCAACGCATCAACGAGATTGCCAAGCAAACGAACAACGGTTTGCAAATGGCAGTGTGGAAGACTGCATTGCAGAAGTTCCCCGAACTTACAATGTATGTCACAACCAATGGCAACTATAACAACACGACCATCATTGAACGCGTGCGGCAAAACGAGGAAGCATACAAGCGTGATCATGCTGATGTTGCAGATGCTCCCGCTTTTGATACAGATGCAGCGATTGATGAAGCACGCAACTGGTGTGCACAACGTGTACAGCAGCTGCTGGTGTCAACACCTGAACTTGCAAAGCTTGTAACGTTCAACAGTGGCGCATACCCAACAACGATTGAAGCACTGGTTGCTGGTGTTGATATTGTGCGTGAAATCGTCGATAGAGTTAAGACACCAAGCGAAACACTTGCATTGATTGATCAACCGATTGAAAGTGATTTCTGGCAAGACATTGATGCTGGGGAGGTGGCAGCATTCATTGATTCATTTTGCGGTCAGTACAAATGATGTGTTGTGGCGTGCGTGGTGTTACCAGCAGTGGCCTATTGCAACAACAAACCCCAAAGATGAAAGAGGCAGAGAACGTGAAACAGAACGCAACTACTTGGATGACTACCACGTACCATCTGAACACCATGCAGAAGCAATGGCACTGCAATACGTTGATGTCTTGCGTGTCTCTTTCTACGACATCATTGACATGGACTATGCTGAGTTCGTCAAAATATCTTTACTGCACAAAGCAGTAACAATGCGCAGACCAGCACGATTCATTACAGAGCACGAGTACGTTTTACAGAACACACGCCGCAAGTACGGCCTTTGATGAGCAATGGCAGTTTCCGAATTCGTTGTCAAACTGGGGGTTGACTCTGGTGCATTGATGAAAGCAGCAAATGCTGCTGACAAAGTGCTCGGTTCATTGGGCGCAAAGAAAGTGCGCATTGATGTTGACACATCACAAGTTGATACAGCAGAAGACAAGATTGATGGTTTGGGTGGTGTTGAAAGTGTTGTTGTTGATGTTGACACCAAAGGCGCTAACAATGCGCTTGATGGCTTTGGTAGCAAGGTCGGTGGTTTGTCTTCTGTCATTGGTGGTGCACTTGGTGGTGCTGCATTTGCTGGCATCAGCAAGCTTGCAACCAACCTCTTCGAAGGTGCGATGGCTGGTGATGAACTTGGTGATTCTCTTGAGGTGGCATTTTCGCAAGCTGGTGTGCAAGATGTGCAGGCTGCTATTGAAGAAACAACGAAGGCAAATCTTGCACTTGCCAATTCACTTGGTCAAGATGTAAAGCGAGTTGATGAGCTATCCAGTGCAGCAGCTGGTTTGGCTGGTGCAAGTGGACAGCTGAATACTGATCTGACGAAAGCAGCAGTTGGAATTGAAGCGTTGTCTGGTGGTGCTGTCAAAGGCGAAGCTGTCATTAAAGCATTGTCACGTGGTTTGGCAGATCCTGAAGGCGCTGCTGCAATTGACAACCTTGCGAAGAAATACCCACAGCTTGCCGACACTTTGCGCTCGAATATTTCGCCAGCTGAAAAGGTCATTGCACTCAACAAGGAACTGGGCAGCACATACGAAACACTTGAATCACAAGCGCAAGGCCCTGATGCAGTTATCCAAAATCTTAAGAATACTCTTACAAGAGGATTCGAAGAGGCTGGCCTCGCGATCATGGATGCGCTTGGGCCTGCTATCACTGAAATCAGTGCAGCCATCACACCATTGATTCAGCAGATCGGGCCTGTGATTGGCAAGCTTGTTGAAACGATCGGCCCTGTGCTGGCAACACTTGGAACTACACTGGGCAAAACGTTTGAATCACTTGCACCAGTGTTGTTGCAATTGTTTGATGCTATCGGCCCCGTCATTGCACAGCTAACTGGCACGGTTGGCGCTCTCATTCAACGTCTTGTTACTGGCCTTGCACCAACGCTGGGTATCATTGCCAATGTTGTTGGTGTTGTGTTGAAAGCATTGCAGCCAGTGATTGATGCGCTTGGTGATTCGTTGGGGCCGATCATTGACACTGTTGTTGCATCTGTTGCTGATCTTGCAAAGTCACTTGCGCCATTGGTGCAATTGCTTGTGCAAATCCTCGTGCCAATTGTCGAAGTGCTTGTGCGCTTGCTCGGTGTTGGGTTGAATGGTGCACTGAAGCTTGTATCTGGTTTGATCACTGGCATTGTTGGTTTGGTCAGTGGCTTTGTGCAAGGCGTGACATCGCTTGTGTCAGCAGTTGGCAGATGGGTATCTTCATTTGACGTGCTAAACAAAGTGTTTGGTGCAGTCAAGAAAGCGTTTGTTGATTTCGTTTCCATCTTGCCTGACTTCGTGAAAGAGGCGCTTGGCTTCAAAGATGCTGCTGGTGCTGTTAAGGATGTAGCAAAGCAAGCTGACAAAGCTGGTGATTCGTTTGATGAAGTCAACAAGATCATCAAAGAGAACAACAAGAGCGGCAAAGATCTCAACAAAACGCTTGGTGACACTGGCACGAAGGGCGCTGGTGCTGCTGGCAAAGTCAAGAGTGAGTTTGAAAAAGTCAAGCAAGCAATTGATAACGTACGCAAAGCACAACAGTCTGCGCTTGTTACACAACAAGAGTTGCTTGATAGGCAAGTTGCATCTGGCAAGCTTACAAAAGAGCAAGCGGAAGTGCAGTTAAAGCAGATCACAGCAGAGAACGCAAGGCAATTGCTAATAGGAGCAAAGGCATTGTTAGAAGCGCAAACGGATAGCGATGGTTTTGCAATTGCTACCAAGATCGTTGGCCCTGATGCGAAGGCTGCGACTGAGTATTACAACGAGTTACTTGTGTTGTTAGGTAAAGCGCAACGTGCGTTGCCAGCAATCAAAACAGAGATTGTCATACCATCATCTGAAGAAAGATTGCGTGGTCTGCAAACAGAGCTTCAACGCACTCAACAATTCTTGACAAAGATTGAACTGCCAACTGACAAGATCGGGTTTCTTGACAAATCGTTGGGCATGCTTGTTGAAGGGCTGGGCAACATCGAAATTGATCTGAAGACCGATGAAGCAAAAGAAAAGTTAGAAGAGTTAAACGAAGCAAACCAAGAGGTGTTGCAAGCGTTCCGTGCTGGCAGCACTTCGTATCAAGAGGCTGTCAATGATCTTTCTTCAACTGTTGTTGAACAAGTCAACTTGTTGGGCAAAGTTGCAAGTGCAAGCGGTCAAGCTGCATCTGATTTGTTTTTGGAGCTATCCGATAAGCGCAAGAAATACGCTAAGGAAAGCATTGAAACTGAACAGAACATTGCACTGAAGATTACTGAGATACGCAACAACGATTCACTTGATGCATCTGCAAAAGCAACAATGATTGCTGATGAGGAGAGCAAAGCAGCTGACCAAAGGTTGAAGACGCTTGAAAACTTGAGCGTTGCTGGTGCTGCTAAGTTTGCAGCGCTTGTTGTGTCTGGTGAGAACGTCGGCAAGTCACTCAAGAAAGTTGCTGGTGATCTTGCACTTTCTCTTGTTGATTTGTACACGCCACAAGTGTTGATGCTTTTCAGTTCCATCATACCACCACCATTTGGACAGATTGCAGGCATTGCAGCAATTGCTGGATTCAAAGCACTGTTGTCTGCTGCACTCGCATCGTTTGCTGATGGTGGCTATACTGGTGACGGTGGCAAGTACGAAACAGCTGGCGTTGTGCACAAGGGCGAGTTTGTTGCACCACAAACAATGACACGCAAACACCGTGGATTGTTAGAACACTTGTATGCAAACAAACCACTTGAATCATTCCCAGCAATTCAGCAGATGTTGCAGCAGAACCGCATTGGTGTTGTTGATGAAATGAAGCGTGGTATCTATTCGCAATCTATTGCCAACACATACAACGCTGTTGACATACAGCCAGTGGTAAATGAAGTGCGTGCAATGCGCGAACAATTGGAAGCAATGGACACGTTGCAGAAGACAGCAACCACAGTGGTAGTCAGTGCAGACAAGGATGCAGTGATACGACAGATCAACAAAGCCAATTTTAGAAAGACGCGTCGATGATCAGTGAGCAATGGAAAGCCACATTTTATCGTGCTGACAATGATCTTGCAACAGTCAGTTACACGCAATGTGCAACAAGCGCATTGCCAACAACGCATGCAAGCACCACAGCGTATATCGTTGCACCGTCCAACACTAAAGAATACAATGCTGAACTGTTGACTGATGTATCTGGATGGGTCGAAACAACTGGCACTGTTCGTGATGTGTTTGCAGTCGAGTTGTACCCATACCAATACGAAGCAACCACGACACCAGATCTTGATGATTGGGAAGCACTAATTGACTGGCTGACTGAAAAGCCAAAGCTGTGGGTGTCGATGCAAGGTGGTACACGTAGATACCCAGCAACAGCTGGCAATGTCATGCCAGTTGTCATTGAATCTGTCAGTGAGACAGTAAACAAGAGCGCTGGCAATCATGGGGTAACGTTGCAGTTGCGTGTGAAGGGGTTGCGCTAATGTCTACACAGTATCGCAAAGAATGGACATCACCAACAACTGGCTGGCGCTTTCGTTTGGACATTGTGCCATATGATGCAACACTATCGTCAACGCGTGTTATGTTATCGGGTGCAGAGTCAACTGCAATTGAAATTGGTGCTATTGAATCAAAGTTTGATTCACTGCCATATGGGTTGAAGTCACCAGATCAAATGACAATCAATCTGGTGTACAGCAAGTTGCCAGCTGATTTGAAAACGAAGCTGCTGAACAAGGTGCAATTTCTATATGCACCAGTTGTTGGATGGCAGAAGAATACGTTTCTGTATTTCAGTGATCGTGGCAGTGGTGGTGTCACATGGTCATTGGAGTTCTGCGGAACACCAGCAAAGATTGCTGGCACAAGCTACACCAAGGAAGCTGGTGCATACACAACATCAATTGAACTTGTTGATGCAATGTATGATGCATTGGTTGGCATGCCAATGTCAAAGATTGAAAGCAACGCGTGGGCTGGCAACTATCACACTGTGTTGTATGATGTTGGTTTCCCCAGTGCAGTGCGATCAGATGCATACCATACAGCACGTGTTGAAGACACTGGTTGGAGCACTGGGTTCTTTGTTGAAAGTTGGGCAAGTATCTTCAACAAGATTCGTACCAACATCACTGCTGAGTTGATACGCCAGACATGCAGAACGACAAACATATCAGCAGCAGCGACGCAACAAGCAGCAGACGCAACTGGCAATATGCCTTCATTGATTGGCAACGTTGTTGATTTCTACGAGTGCACAACTACTTATCCCAGATACATTGGCAATGCACTGACAACATCGACTGCAAAGCTTGTGACACGTGTGATTGAAAAAGACACTGGTGCAACTGTGGGTGGTATGGTGTCAACACATGATGAAGTGAGCTGGGCACGCTATGAAACGGCATGGGATTGGTACAAAGATTTGTGTGAATCCTTTGGTGCGAAGGTAGCGTATAGGCCAGTGTACAACGCTGGTGGTGGCAATCCTTACATCAGCTACGTTTGGTCAGTCGGTAATGTAAAGGGCTGGTTTGACTTTACACAAACTGCATCACTTGATGATTCACTTGAATACCCAGAGTTTACAGAGACAGAAGACGCGATTGCAAAAGCAGAGACACGCACTGACATGTTCAGTGACAACAACGTTACACAATGGATTGTCAACAGCGGTGTCATGCGTGCTGACAAGCAATTCACATCACAGATGTATCTGCACAACCTACCAACCACAATGGACACAATCCGTGGTGGCGACTCTGACCAAGCTGCATTCGCATCTATTGGATTGTTCCAAACCAATCGCATTGTGTACGAAGCAAATGGACAATGCTTTCTTGCGCATCCAACGTTGAAGATGTACACGAGCCCATCGTATTCAACACTGTACACTGCAACAGATCCTGACAGTGGTGTTGATTTGGGGACTGAACCACCAACGTATGCATTTGATCAGGCAACAACTGACAAGTACAACTTGTGGGTGAATGCTGTGCAGAGTTACGGGGGGTTGCCGTATGCAGTTGCACAGCACGTCACTGACACATTTGGTGATGATAACCTTGCAAGCTTCGACGCAACATTCAGGATTGCAGACTATCCAAAGTTGACACTTCCAACTGGCGTAAACACCAACGCAATTGGTATGGTTGTTGATCTTTCAAGCAGCAGCGTTGCATCTGAACTAACACACTTTGCATGGAGCACTGCAATCATTAATGGTGTGCAGTGTGATTTGCAAGCTGGCACTGCTGTTGTATCATTCACTATGGTTCCGTGACATGCCAATTTCAGAACTCTACAAAGACCGCAGTATTGTGCCTGATGCACTGGCATTCCCGAACGATCGTTCAGGCCGTTCTGGTGGCGGTGGCGTTACTACGTTTCAAAATGAACTGACAACGTATGTGAACACAGTGACAACCATTGTGCAGACAGATACGCAGTATGTGCAGAAACGTGTTGCAGATGCTATGGCTGCAATGAGCAATGCAGAACGACGTGCGAAGCACTGGGTTGGTGAATACGAACGAATCGGGCGCTGGGATATTCAATCCAACGTGATCGTAACAACCAACACCAGTGACCCAATACAGTTCAACACAGAGAACGTGCGCATCATGGGTGCTGAATATCAATCTGCTGGTGGTACTGCTGCTGGACGCTGGCGATACGTCTGCCCACATGATGCAGAAGGTGTGTATTTGGTTGACGCAATGATCATTTACACATTGCCATTGTCTATGAACAGCCCACGTGTACGCATGGCAACGTTTGTCAATGGCGTTCAATGGTCAATACTTGACAGTATAGATCGTGGGTACGCTGGTGAAAACCCAATCCAAGATGCGAAACTGTCAGGCACTGATCTTGTGCCCTTGTCAGCTGGTGACGAATTGACAGTCCAGACATTCATTGCAGCTGGCACAACTGGAGACCAAACATTGACATACCCACAATCGGTATATGGGCGTGTGATACTTGCACGCACGCGATGTGAACACAACACAGATGGCAATGGTGATCTTGTTACTGCACCAGCATCTGGCAACTCTTACCTTTGGAACAACTAAAACGGAACAACGAATATGTCTTGTTTACCACAGACACCAACTGCACAGACAATCACGACTGCACCAAGCTCATCAGGCTGGGTTGCATTTGATGCAGTATCAACCAGCGCACTGTTGCAATACTATGGCTTCCAAGCACAAGTGCTGACGTTTCCATCTGTTGCATCCACTACCAACCAGCATCTGACATTGCGCCAGATTGAAATTGAAGAGACAGCAAGCAGCAGTGCGAACATCAAGAAAGCAAAGATGTTGGTATATGTCTACACTGACACTGCACCAACTGCACCAGCAACCAATGCAGTGTACAATGCAAGCACAGTCAACTTGATGTGCGCACCGATCGCAGTTGATACTGCGAACTACGCACGCGTATCAGATACTGTCTGGACTGCAACAGTGAACCCAAACAGATACCTTCGCACGGGCACAACAGCAACAGCGACGAACATATATGTTGTTGTCGTAGTCGATCAGTCAGTGACGTATGCAGCAAGTGCTGGCATCCGTGCACGTCTTACACTTGAAAACAACACGGCGCTGTGATGAAAGACAACCGCTTTCGTTTGAAGTCAGACGAGCAAGAGGCTTTGCGTGAATATCGTTTGCGCAAGATGGCGGACAAGTTGCAAGAGCGTGTGCAGACAATCAAGACTGGTGGTTTGGAGTTAAACGATGCAGCACCAGCAACTGATGAACTTGATTTGCCACATGGCTACAATGAAGTTGAAGCACCATTTGTGTTGAAGGCAGAATGCATTGGTGTGATCAGTGACGTGCACGTGCCATCACATGACAAGAAGGCAACAGAAGCTGCATTGCGTTACATGAAGCGCATTGGCATTGACACACTTGTGATCAATGGTGACTTCATGGACATGTACGAAATCAGCGACCATGACAAGGACAAGACGCGTGCCATTTCGTTTGGTGATGAGCTTGATGAAGGGCGTTTGATCTTGTCACAGATACGCACGTACTTTGGCAATGATGTGCAGATCATCTATCAAGAGGGCAACCACGAAGAAAGATACAAACGGTTCATCCCAAAAGCGCTTGCTGGTGACAAGGTGCGTGGTTCATCAATGGCGGAACAACTTGATTTGTTGAAGTACAATATCACATGGGTTGGTGATCGTCGTGGTATTGAAGCTGGGAAGTTGTCAATCTACCACGGGCACGAAATGCGAGCATCTGGAATGAATGCAGCACGCACGTTGTCACAACGATTGATGGACAACATTCTGATTGGACACTTGCACCGTCCACAGTCAGTGCAGCGACCGCGTTTGAAGGGTGATGTCATTGGTTCATGGGTGTCTGGTTGTTTGTGTAACTTGCGTCCGTTCTATTTCCCATTGAACGAATGGCAACACGGGTTCAACATAGTTCATCTGCAATCAAATGGTCTTTTCAAAATGGAAGCAAAGTTGATAAGCAACGGTGAAGTGCTATGAAGTACGATGTTCCAACATCCTTCATGCTGGCTGGACATCGCTGGCGTGTCAAGCAGTGCAAGCTGAATGGGTTGTATGGTGATTGCGATTGTGACAAGCACGTGATTCGCATTGCAACACACATTGATGATGTGTGCACTACGGATGAACAACGCTTTGCAACGTTCTTGCACGAGTTTGTGCACGCTGCACTGCACACACTTGGTATGTATGACAGCGAACAACTGGCTGCTGGATTAGAACAGATGTATTTTCAACTGCACAAAACAGCACGATGGAAACGTACCAAGTAAACATGATGCTAGATGGCACTACATACGTGCTGCATCCAAGTGGTGCACGTTCTGTCATTGCTTCTGATGATTGGGCACGCATCCAGCAGCAACGTGCCATGCTGACTGCACAGCATTCAAAAAAAGTTGCAGATTCTTGGTATGCGCAAGTGCTTGATTTGTATGCACTTAGCCAGAAACAGCCCTAAATAGCAACAAAAAAGTTCACTTTTTTATTCATGGTGTATTGACATACGCCATGAATGTGCTATATTTGTGACGTAATCAATTGCACACACAATCACGGGGCGCTATCATGACAAAGCAACAAGCAAACAAGGCAGCAAAGTTGGTTGCAAAGCTGCAACAAGAACTGGCACAAGCAGAGACAGCAAAGAATTGGGATCTGTGGGATGCGATCCAAGAAATGCTATACAATGCCAAGACGTTCGGACAAACTACACCACCAGTATATGTGTATGACAACAACGGCGTTCGTGTCGGTTATGAACTAGCACATGGTCGTTTCGTGTCAGAAGGTGGTATGACTTTTGAGAATTGCGCATAACAACATGAACAAGGGGTGCAGCATCCAACACTGCAACACAACAACTATCACGGGGCACGATCATGGCACAAACATTTGATTTGCACACGGCAACGATCACAGTTGATTCGTCAAATGCGCAGTTTTGGACAGGCACAATACGAACAGCTGAACACATGGTCACAGGCCAATTCGGGTATGGTCACATTGATGTAATCAGTGATGACGCAACTACATATCATATGAGGTTCAATGCTGGCAATATTGAAGTGGTGATGTCATGAAGCAGCATCCTACACTGCGACACACACAACTACTATCACGGGGCACGATCATGGCAAATAAACTGATTGCACAAAAGCGTTGGCAAGTGTTGACACGCAACGCACAAACATGGGAATGGAACACACCAGCACACAGCAGCCACATGACGTATGATGATGCTGTTGCAACAAAGAAATGGGTTGATGAAGTGCATGCTGGTTGGGGGCTTGGTAGTGACTGGACATGCATCGCAGAAGTCATGGCAGTCACTGCACATCACATCACATACAGACCAATACAAGAAACGGTGCAATCATGAAGACATACCACGTGCACACGTATCACCAAGGCAAACGAGTTGAAGCAAGTGGTGCAACGTACGTTGCAGCAATCAACACTATTCATTCATATCTACGGAGCATTGCCAATGGCAAAGCGAATCACAACAACAGTCACACTATCACCAGAAGCACAGCAGATGCTGACAGCGATTGCACAACAGCAGTTGCGAAGCCGATCGCACGCGATTGAAAGACTGATCGTGCAAGCATACACGCAACAGCAAGAGCAAGAGCAAGCACAACACAAGGCAATCAACATTCAAGGGATATGACAATGAAAATCGGGGTAGATATTCGCATCATCAAGGATGCACAAGGCAAGAGGGGGCTTCGCATTGCACCAGAAATTGAAGGCACAGACAAAGCCCTGACATACTTTGCAGCACTGGTCGTTGCAATTCTTTGCGCTGCATCATTGTGGGCTATTGCAGCATCACCAGATCCAGAGATCAAACCATCAGTCAACATTTTGGGGAGCTTCTGACATGGCAATACATATCACAAAGCAAGGTGAACGCGTGCCAGTGGGCACAATCAATGTGCTGATCTACGGACAACCAAGTACTGGTAAAACATCAGTGTGTTACACGATGCGCAATCCACTTGTGATTGACTTTGATGGTGGTGCGCACCGTTCTATGCAGTCAGTTCTGGGCACGACAGTACGTGTTGACAGCTGGGCAGATGTGCAAGACGTGATGAACACGATGCTGAATGACTACGACACGATTGTGATTGACACCGTTGGGAGTGCTCTTGACTACATGGCAACGTACATTATACAGCAGAATCCAAAGATGGGCACTGCAAAAGGTACATTGACAATGCAAGGATGGGGAGAGTTGAAAGCAGTGTTTAGTGCATGGTTCAAAAAGCTGAACATTGCTGGCAAGAATGTGGTGATGATTGCGCACCATAAAGAAGAGCGCGAAGGAGACAACGTACGCAAGCGCCCTGACATACAAGGCAGTTCATACGGTCTTGTGTTGAAGCAAGCAGACTTCGTTGGCTTTGCATATCTGAATGATGCGAGCCAGCGCGTCATTGGCTTTGCTCCTACTGGTGACTACTTTGGCAAAGACAGTGCACGATTGGGTGTGGTTGCAGTTGACAATCTTGATGACAACAAGCAGTTTGGTGCACAGTTGATTGATCGCATGATTGATGCATTTGGCAAGCAGAGTGATGAACACGACATTGTGATGGCAATGCTTGCACAGTATCGTGCGCAGTTGCATGACTGCATCACGCCAGAAGCATTGAATGAACTTGTTGCACAGCTGCACAATGCACCAGAGACTGTCAAAACACAGATGCGTGCACTGGTGAGCAAGCATGCGAAGTACCACGGCTGGCACTACGCAAAGAAAGAACAGTTGTTTATGGTGCAGCCATGAGTGAATGGATTACCGACCGACTGCCGACGGCAGAGGATGCGCTTTCAGATGGTAGCGTTTGGATATTCTACAATTACAACGTGATGACGTGGTCATACGAAGGTGTACAGCTCGGCACACCGTGGCAGCCTATCACAAAGCCAGCCCCCTACGTCAAGCCAGCAAGGTACACAGTTTCTTGGAACAGCAATTTGCACGTTTGGAATATGTACGACAATGGCAAGCCGATTGGCGTTCTGCCACGAGGTTTGCCATACGAGGCATCGCGTTCTGCACAATTCATTGCAGACTTATACAATGAGGTGCAGCGATGAAGCAAACATATATCTACCGTGCAACGCAAGTGGAGAAGTGGCGACGCTTCTGCAACGATGAATGGACAACGCACGACGATCTTGTTGCATCCATACTTGGAACAACAGAGACCAACGAAGCAATGGAGTTTGGCACGACCATTCACAAGTTGATTGAACAGACACATGCGAATCAACAACCAGAGAACATTGCAGACAGATATGATCTGGAAAGTCTACAACACTGCTGTGAACTGATTGGCAATGATGCACTGCTTGAAATGCCAGCAGCACGTGTTGTCCATGAAGATGATGCAAGCATTGTTGCATTGCGTGGTACAGCAGACGCTGTAATTGGAACAACGATTGTTGATTTTAAGACAACACTTGGCAGTATCACTGAACGCAAGATTCAGTCGTACCAAGAATCAATGCAATGGCGTTGCTATTTGTGGCTGTTCTCAGCAAGCACATTCTACTTTGTCATACATCAGTGGGTTGAATCCAACGGTGTGTATGCAATTGCCAATCAAGAGGTTGTGCAATGCGATGCATACGAAGGCATGCAAGATGAAGTACAACGCAACGTGATGCAGCTGCACAACTATTGCATGCAGCATGGCATCTGGGATTTGAAAGATCAACACACAACAACAGTGGAGAATGACAATGCACTATGACAAGGCACAAGCAGACAATGATGCGCAAGTACTATTGCACATCACAAGCACGTTGGCAGATCGCGACATTGTGCCAATGATTGCTGCACTGGTTTGCCAGCTGGCAATGCGCGACATGTGCACAGCAAAGGATGCACAGCAGTTTCTTGCATATATATCATCATTGCAAGATGAAATGCACGAACGCATGATGCGCAAATCAGAAGGTGGTGCGCTATGATCAAAGCACTGCCATTGAAGGCTGGCAAGTACAGAGCAGCACGCAACGTGATTCTGTATGTGTCAGCAAGTTGCAACCCATACTTTGTTGTTCACTTTCGGTACAATCGCGATGGCGAACGCAAGGATGTCACAACGAAGTTCTATGTGCGCACGCCATTGGAGTTTCTCGCAGTACAACGCATGGCGATTGCACATGCACAAGTGATGCATGCAGAGATTCGCAAGGCCAAAGATGCATTCTTGAAACAAGAGGTATTGCGTGCAGAGGCAGAACACCGATCACGATTGGAACAGCAAGAGCGCAATGCGAAGTATCATGCAGAGCAAGCAAGACGTGATGTGCAACGTGTGTGGGCTATCTATGGGCCAGCACTGAACATGCGTGAACCATTCTTTATTTTTCAGTGGGGTTGATCATGAACGACACACCAAAGCACACGCCAGGGCCGTGGGTAGCTTGGTATGACGGCACATTTGGTATCTGGAATCTTACATATCCAGAACGTATGGGCTACATTCTACTGCAGGCTGCAGGCTATTCCAACAGGATCAATTTGCGACCTGAGGACTGGAAATTGATCGCAGCAGCACCTGAGATGCTGGAGGCGTTGAAGCGCATTCTCCCGTCGGCCATTGCCTACGAGATGGACAACAGCGACCACTTCGACGAAGACGGCAGAATCGCTTTTGCAGAAGCCGCCATCGCCAAAGCCGAAGGGAGGCAGGAATGAGCGACGCACCGAAGCACACGCCAGGACCGTGGCGATGGGTGCAACATGCCAATCATGTCTTTTCGATTGTTGATTCCAACAACGAGATAGTTGGATGCGACATCTACGCCATAACCGAACCCAATCGCAGTCTCATCGCCGCCGCGCCTGAGATGCTGGAAGCGTTGAAGGCATTGCGTTCGCAGTGTTGGGGTGGGTGCAGTTGTACAGATCCAAGCGACGAGGAAAACGCAGCGTGGGACTTAGCATTCGCCGCCATCGCCAAAGCCGAAACGAGGCAGCTATGAGTGAATACGTGCAAGTGATTTTGGCATACGTTGCAACTGTCATGGCAATACTTTCAACAAGCATTTTGTTCATCGTGGTTTGGTTTCTTTACAAAGAACAAAGGCAGCATCTATGAACACTGGCGAAACACAAAACGAACGCATCTTGCGCTTCATGCAGAGTGGTTTGCACTTGACACCACAAGAGGCGCTATATAGATTCGGATGCATGCGATTGGCAGCACGCATTGCTGAACTGCGCAAGCAAGGGCACGCAATCAAGTCTGACAGGCGCAAGACAAGCAACGGTGCACATCATGCTATATACTGGATTGAAGACAATGGTGCAACGTAACCCAGAACACTACCAAGAAAAGACTGGCACTATGATGCTGGTTGAACGAATGAATGAACGCCAGTACGAAGAATGGTTTGAACGTGCTGCAATCATGGAGCACATGGGACGATTGACAAGAAAAGACGCTGAATGGCTGGCAGCACTGGATGTGTTGCGTGATGTTTTACCACAAAGAAAGGCAAAGTGATGGAATACAATGGAGAACTGGTGCACATCGGTGCAGTTGAGCAGATCACGGACACGTTTCGAAAGCGCATGATTGTCGTGCTGAACAACAGTGGCAAGTACCCAAACGAAGTATCATTTGAACTTGTGCAAGACAACGTGCGCATTGCGGATGACTTGCGTGTTGGTGATCTTGTTGATGTTGTGTTTGATGTTCGTGGTCGTGGTTTCAAGCGCAAGGACGGAACACAAGGATGGATGAATAGCTTGCAAGCATGGCGTGTCACCAAGCACGCAACGCAACCACAACCAAACCCATACCCACAGTTTGACAATGCACCATTCTGACATGTTCACAGCACTGTTGCGTGCGCAGAAGTTACCACTGCCATTGACTGAACATCGTTTCCATTCAACACGTCGCTGGCGTTTTGATTACGCATGGGCTGACCATCGTGTTGCGTTGGAAGTCGAAGGTGGTGTGTGGATCGGTGGCAGGCACACAACTGGTGCTGGATTCCTGAAAGACATGGAGAAGTACAACGAAGCTGCATGCATGGGCTGGCGCATTATCAGATGCCAGCCCAAGCAGCTGTGCAAGATGGAAACAATTGACACGATCAGAAGGGCACTGGAATGGCAGTGAAAGAGTGGTTTCCACACGATTACCACGCAACACGTGATGTGAAGATCATGCGCATGATTCGTGAGGGTGGTGCAAGTGCATATGGCATGTACTGGCACGTAGTCGAAATGCTGCACTACACACCAGATGCAACCACTGCTGATGTTGCAGATTCATTGCAAGTGGTGATGCGAGTGTCACAACAAGAGGCACAACAAGCATTGCACATGTTCGTGCAACATGGTCTTTTCGAAGTGACAGCCAACGATGAAGTGAAGTGTGAACGCATTGAACGTAACATCATGGCACGCCATGAAGTTAGCACCAGACGCAAGCAAGCAGCTGCAAAGCGCTGGGATGCAAATGCAATGCAAATGCAATGCAAATCAGATGCAAATGCAATGCTATTACATAACATAACAGAACAGAATAAGACAGAAGAAAAGAATGTTGGTAGTGTGCGCAAGCGCACCACGCACGCAAGGCCAGTTGATGATTCAGAGTGCATTGCGTACTTTGGTGAACTGAACATGCCAGCATCAGAGGCGCAACGGTTCACGGATTACTACACAGCCAATGGCTGGCGTGTCGGACGCAATCCGATGAAGGATTGGAAAGCAGCAGCACGGAATTGGCGCAAGGGTTTCAACGATCGTGTTGCACAGCAGCAACCGACGCAAGCACGAACAGCACCGCAAGGATTGCCAAAACACGTGGTTGAAATCGCGAATAGGCCGAAACTGTCACAAACGGACGTAGACGCGTTCAAAGCTGCGTACCTGTCCAAAGTGACACCAGACGAATAAAAACGCAACAGCGCACGTTTCTGTGCGTAATAGGGGTATTCACAACACATGGAGCAAGTGCAAATGAGCACAAAGCACAAAAAGCCAGTCACGGGCTGGCGCAAGATCATTGCTGACTGGCTGGGTATTCCGACAGTCGAGATAATACAGAAACCGCCAGTGTACATCAACGGTGGTTCTGCTGTGAAGTTTGCAACAGTCTCGCCACCAGCAAGGCCACCACGTACACCACGCAAGATCATGACACTTGCACAGCGCAATCGCATTCAGTCGATGAAGACTGGTGCAAGTGCAGAACGTTTCTATGCACTGATTGGTTGTGGTGATCGCAACGCACTTGGATCTGAGCACGTCGAAAGATGCGTTGCAATATGGTCTGGTATCATTGCGCACAACAAATCAATGCGATTCAACCGTCATGGACAAGAATGGAGATTGATCGTAGTTGGCAAGGTGCAGACTGATATGGGTGTGAAGGTCATGGAGATCAAACAAAAGAAGTTTAAAAGCTTTGATGAAGCACTTGCTTTTTCAAACGAAGTACTTGCTGTTCATCGTGAGAAAGTCAAGGCAGATCAATGGATCAAGAAATACCCACCAGCAGCAACTATTGCTCATTCATACTGGAAATGACATGCCACAATACGAAGTAACAACCATACTGAGCATCCGACGTGTACACACTGTTGATGCATCAGATGAATACACAGCTAAGGAACAAGCAGCAGAGCGCACATTTGCACAGTTCTTGTTTTCAACGTGCGATTTGGAGCAAGACGTTGTTGAAATGATCTTGCCATCAGATGATGCAAAGCAATACGCATAACGCGTAAATAACTATTCACCAACATACCACAGGGCAACATGGTTATGTAACTCGATGAACTACCATGCGAGTGGGATCGTATGGGCAACACGCTGGCACAACCAACAACCGTTGGCGCGGATTCATGGCTGGGTGCATCTTGGTTCAAATCCAAGCAGCGTGCAACATGCATACAAAACATATCGCAATTCTGCAAACGTTTCTTACATTGGGTGCATAATGCGTACCAAAACCGACAAACAGCAGATTGAATACGTGCAACTGTCAGCACTGACACCGTATGCACGTAACAGCCGTACACATTCACCAGAGCAAGTGAAACGTATTGCAGCGAGCATACGTGAGTTTGGTTTCACCAACCCAGTGCTTATTGATTCTGATGGCACGATCATAGCTGGGCACGGACGTGTGCTGGCTGCACAACACTTGCAAATGGATAACGTGCCAGTGGTGCGATTGGAATACATGACTGAACAGCAGAAGCGTGCATACGTCATTGCTGATAACCGTCTTGCGCTTGATGCTGGATGGGATGAAGAATTGTTGCGTGTTGAACTTGACACGCTGCATGCTGATGGATACGATGTGGCAATGACTGGCTTTGGTGCTGATGAACTGGCTGAACTGATGGCTGATGAAGTCGATGCAGAGCAAGCACCAGATGATGATGTGCAACTATGTCCACACTGTGGAAGCAAGATGAAGATCTGATATGGCAAGGCCACCAATTGACATCAACCCAGAGCAAGTCAAGAAGCTTGCTGCAATTGGATGCACCAACGAAGAAATAGCACACATCGTTGGGTGCTCACATGACACACTTGCACGACGTTTCAAGGATGTGCTGACAGAAGGCAGATCTGTTGGAAAGATGTCATTGCGTCGCAAGCAGTGGGATGTTGCACTTGCTGGCAACGTCACGATGCTCATATGGTTAGGCAAGCAAGTGCTTGGACAGTCTGACAAACAAGAGATCAAAGCAGAGACAGATAGCAACAAGCGCATCACATTCAATTGGGGAAGCGCACCACAGATCATTGCAACAGATAGCACAGAAGACAACGATGCGCGCGATTGATGCGAATCCGCATAGTGGGCAGTCATTCATTGTTTCGCAACGCAAGCGGTTCAATCACATTCGTTGTCACCGTCGTTTTGGCAAGTCTGTTCTGTCATACAACCTATTGGCAGAAGCTGGCTGCAACGGTCTGCCTTCTGCATTCATCATGCCCACAGCCACTGAATATGAAAAGCGCTGGGTTGAATGCGTACATGGTCTGTCACCCATCATCAGCAACATCAAGATCAAAGATGGTGTGATTGAACTGGTGACTGGTGCTGCAATCCATTTCTTTGGTCTGCATCGTTTTGATGGCATGCGAGGCAACCACTACGGTCGTGTGATCATTGATGAAGCTGCACATAGTGTGAACTTAGAAGATGCATGGCTGTATGTGATCAGTGCAACGCTGGCTGACTTAGAAGGTGATGCGTATTTCTTCAGCACGCCAAAAGGCAACAACTATTTCAAGCGCTTGGAAGATGACAATCGTGGTGATCCTGACTGGGCATGCATCCACATACCAGTGACGTCAGAGCACCGCAACCCACACTTGAAAGCAGCAGAGATAGAACGCCAGCGCAAGAATCTACCAACGAGCGCATGGCGACAAGAATGGCTTGCTGAATATGTTGATGTTGAAGGTGCACGCGTTAAACGTGAATGGTTGCGTTATAGCACAGCACCAACGATTGCACGTGTTGCAATGGGTGTTGATTTGGCTGTGTCAATGAAAAACGAAGCTGACTTCACTGCCATTGTTGTTGTCGGTGAAGACACCACTGGCAATGTGCATGTGCTTGATGTGTACAGAGAGCATCTAACGTTCAACGACATTCTGCACACTATCAAGATGTATGCAGACAAGTGGAACCCCACAACGATTGCCATTGAGAAAGTGCAAGCGCAAGCATACGTTGCACAAGAGTTGATGCGCACCACGATGTTACCGATTGACCCAGTGACACCACATGGTGACAAGCTTGCAAGGTTCATGCCAGTTGAAGGCAAGATTGAACATGGCTATCTGCACTTGACACGTGGTTTGCCGATGTACTTTGAAGATGAACTGCTGAACTTTCCAAATGGCGAACATGATGATACAGTTGATGCACTTGTGTATGCAGTCAACGCACTTCAAAACAAACTTGAAATCATAGCACTCTAATGGGATTACTTGACACCATCCGTGACAGCGTACTGAATTGGGCTGTCAAATCAACTGGCATGCCGATCATGTCAACCACTGGCAATCGTTTTTCTGCACCAGACAGGCGTGCGTTTGAACAGCAAGCAAACGCATATCTCAATCAAGTGGTGCTTGCTTGCATTGCAACGCGTGCACAGACAATGAATGAACCACCATTGACTGCTGTTGATCCGATCACGAAAGAGATCATACCACAGCATCCATTGACACGTTTGTTCAGGAGACCAAACAAGGACATGTCACAAAGTATGTTCTGGCAATACGTCAGCACGTATGTTGACATTGGTGGCAATGCATACATTCACAAGGTACGCAACGTGTATGGACAAGTGATTGAACTACGACCATACCACAGTGGACACATCGTGCCAATCAGTGAATCTGGGCAATGGGTTGATTACTACCAATACCAATACGACAACGTATCAAAAGAGATTGATCCCAGAGACATCATCCACATTCGGTCGTACTACATTGATCCGTTGAATCCAATTCTTGGTATCTCTCCAATCCGTGCTGCTGGTATCAACATTGACACGTACAACGAATTGATGCAGACGCTGTACAGCTACCTTCGCAACAACGGTGTTCCATCTGGCGTGTTGTCTGTTCAGCAGACAATCAACCAGCAGCAAGCAGAGTCACTGAAAGAGCAGTTCCAAACCAACACCACTGGTCGCAATCGTGGTAAGCCTATCGTGCTGCCATCTGGTATGTCTTACACACAGATGGGTTTGGACGTTAGCAAGATGGAAGCTGGCACGCAATTCGCGCAATACGAAACTGCTATCTGTGGTATCTATCGGGTGCATCCATCAGTTGCAATGACGATGGCTGGTTTGCAGTCGAGCACATACAGCAACATGCAAACAGCGTTTCAAGAATACACGTTGCTGACACGCGTGCCAACATGGAACACATGGGAGGAGCAAGTTGAACTATCGTTTGGCAATGAGTACCCTGAAGTTGATGTGGAGTTTGACACCAGCAACGTTGGTGCTCTGCAATCAGATCCCGATGCGGTTATCTATCCAGTCATTGCAACGTTCAATGCAAACCTTGTGACAGTCGATGAAGCACGCCAGCGTCTGGGCTATCCACCAGCACCAGAAGGTGGTGACAAGTATGCATATTCACTTGTGACACCAGCACCAGCATTTGGCATGTTGTCAGCAAAGCAATCTGTGCTTGCGCTTAATGGCAAGGATGCAGCACGCAACCAGACTGCAACAGAGCTTGTGCAAGATGCAAAGTGGCAACCAGTTGAATATCCAACAGAAGGCCAGATTGATCAGACAACAGACGTGAAAGCAGAAGCGTTCTGGAAATCAATGGACAACACCATTGGCACATTCAGCAAGTCACTGCAAACTGATACCAGCAAGTTGATTGAAGGCATTGGCAAAGTGCTGATCAGCAACGCAACGAAGTCTGGTGCACAGTACGACACCAAGCAGAACGATCCAAAGATGCAACTGCTGATTGATCAGTACATGAAGGCAACTGGTGCATGGCGCAAGAATCTTGCAAAGCAAATTATGAAGCTGGCAGTGACGGAAGTAAATGCAGACTTCACCAGCGTTGAAAGTGAGATTGACAAGATTGTTGCTGAACTGAACAGGGACATGGCTGCAAACATCACAGACAGCGTTGGCACTATTCAGCAAGAAGTGCAAGATACTGTTGCGAGCATGTCGGGTTCATCAGCAGAAGACATTGAAAAGAAGCTGATGGAAAAGTTTGACACGTTGAAACAATCACGTGCACAAGCAATTGCACAAACGCAAGCACGTGCATCCAGTACGAAGATTGCTACAACAACATGGTCGAATCTGAATGATAGTGAAGTTGACAAGCAGAACGAAATTGTGAAGGTATGGACAACGCGCCGTGATGGACGCGTGCGTGAATCGCATCGTGCTCTTGATGGCAAGTGGGTTGAAATGGGGGCGAAGTTCAACGGCACGTTACAGGGGCCGGGCATCGGTTCAGTAGCTGGTGAAGTTGTCCGTTGTCGTTGCGTGTTGCGTCCAGTACGCAGAAAGAATATCGACAGACAAGCACGATAGTTGCACATTTTGCTTGCGTATTTCCCAAACTATTTGTATAGATTCGCACCGTGAAAAGAGAAACCAAAACCATGTATGCAGATGTGAAGGCACAACACGAAGGCATCATTGAAGCCGTCGTGTCTGTGTTTGGTAACATCGACAGCTACAACGAACGCGTGATGTCTGGTGCATTCACCAAGTCACTTGCGCAAGGCTTACCAACTGGTGTGCTTTCCCATGATTGGAACAACCCAGTTGCAACAACGATTGATGTTGAAGAATTGGCTGCTGGTGACAACCGATTGCCAGATGCAATCAAGCATCTTGGCGGTCTGTACATACGCGGTCAGTTCTTTGAAGACATCCCATCATCATGGGAAACATATCTGAAGATCAAACGCGGATTGTTCCGCGAGTTCTCCATTGGTTACGAAGTCGTGACCGATGGCTACAAAGATGGCGTGCGTGAACTCTATGAAGTGCGATTGCACGAATGGTCACCAGTGCTTGTGGGTGCTAACCCAGCAACATCACTGCTTGCAGTGAAGTCAGCTGGTTTTGACGATCGCATTGATTTGCTGGAAACGGAAATCATGGAAGCGGTTGCAGCTACCAAAGCACGTGCTGCAATGCGTGTCAAGGCAGGGCGCGTGTTGAGCAATCGCAATGTTGTTGCGCTTACTGCATTGGCAGATGCATTGGGCAAAGCACGCAAAGAGATCATGCACATTCTTGATGAAGCTGCACCACGTCCCAAAACTGAAGAGGGCAAAACGCATGCTTCATCACAACTACAACACATCGTATTGAAAAACTTTTTTGAAGGTCTCGACCTATGACAATGGAAGAAATCCTTGCATTGCTGGATGCGCTCCTTGCGAATCCAAATGCAACACCAGAAGAAATGGCTGCAACACTTGCACAAGTACGTGATGCACTTCTGTTCTACACAGAACCAACAATGCCAGAAGATGACAGCGATGAAGCAACAGCACAAACGCTGTCAGCTGATCAGGTGCTTGCTGTTACTGAGAAGATCACAAAGCTTGACAACATCCGTAAGAAGAAGCTTGCCGCACGTGCTGCTGTTGCTGGTATAAAGTCAGCTGATTGGAGCGCACCAAGCAACGCACTGCCAACTGGCACAAAGTCAACACCAAAGATCAGTGTGAAGACACGCCACAACGCAAAGCATTTCAAGAGCAACGAAGATGCATTCAAGGTTGGCAAGTTCCTGAAGGCCGTTGGTGGTGATCAGGCTTCGTACCAGTGGTGCGTTGACAATGGTGTTGGATTCAAGACAATGACAGAAGGCAACGATGCAAGCGCTGGCGTGCTTGTGCCTGACTTCTGGGAAGATGCAATTTGGTCACTCAAGGAACCACGTGGTATTGCTCGCCAGTACGCACGCGTCGTTCCAATGTCTTCTGCAACACACAAGCGCATCAAGATCAATGGTGATCAAAATGTGTACTTCGTTAGTGAAGGCGTTGCACCAACTGCATCTGATCTTAGCTATGGTTTCACAACGCTCTCTGCAAAGAAGCTTGGTCACCTTACATTCGTGTCGTATGAACTTGCTGATGATGCACTTGTCAATGTAGTTGATGAGATCACACGTGAGGCTGCATACGCACTCGCTGACAAGGAAGACAAGTGTCTTTTTGTTGGTGATGGCACAAGCACACATGGTGGTGTGATGGGTCTGCGTTATGCATTTCAGCAGACACTTGAAAACGCTGGTGGCACATGGACATCAGATGCTGACAAGGCAAAGCTTGCAAGTGCTGTTGTTGCACCAACAAATGCATGGTCTGGTATCACACGCGATTCACTCGCATCGCTTCGTGGCAAGGTACGTCAGGGACAAGGCAATGACTACGCTTACTTCACAACATCGCAATTCTATTTTGACGTGATGGCGAAAGCAGCCTATGCAGCTGGTGGTGTTACTGCAACTGAAGTTGTCAATGGTGTTCCACAAGAGCGCTTCGACGGTTACCCAGTTGTGTTCGCAGAAACAATGGCAACAGAGTCTGCTGCAAATGACATCCCTGTCTACTTTGGTTCTATGTCAAACGCTGTTGACTTTGGTGATCTGAAGGCAACAACCGTAGAGACTGACAAGAACATTCGCACGCAGATCTGGGAAGTTGTTACAACAGAGCGCTTCGACATTAACGTGCACGACATTGGCAACTACAATGCAACTGCTGCAAACCGCAAGCGTGGTTCTGTTGCTGCTCTCATCACTAAGAACTAAGGACTAAAAGCAATGGAACAACTACAACAAGCAAAGAAGGGCATTGCCATTCTTCCACAGACAATTGACAATGCAACAGCATCGTCATTTGTTATTGACACTGCTGGCGTTGACTTCGTGAACATTGATGTGATCATCGGAGCAACTGACATTGCACTGACAACGTTGAAGGTACAAGAGTCAGACGTTGCTACTAACTCAACAACGCTGTCATCACCAAGTGACATCAGCACGCTTGTCTACGGTGCGAATGGTTCAACGCTGCCATCTGCAACAGATGACAACAAGATCTTTTCGTTCGAAATCAACACGCAAGGTTTGAAGCGCTATCTGCAACTTGTTGCTGTTGCTGGCAACGGAACAACTGGTGTTGCAATCGCTGCAAAGTACAATTGTGGCAAGGTTGCAAACCAGTCACTCGATGCTGCTGGCAAGGGCGTCGCTGCTGTTCTGAACAACGCGTAAACAGTTGAATCTGATTGGGGTGCACTGCGCACCCCAGTCAACTTCAATCAGGAGACACAAACAATGGGCATCACTGGTTTCACTGGCATTCGTGTTGGTACGATGCAAACGCAAGCATTGAACAACTCGACTGCTGTTACAATCACACCACCAGCTGACAGCGATTTCGTTTTGATCGAATGCCACCAGCATGATATGCGCATCACGTTTGACGGAAGCGCACCAACAACAACAGTTGGATTCAAGCTTAACAAGGACACACCGTATCGTGTTGATGTTGGATTGAACACAACGATCAGAGTGATTGCGATTGAGAACAACCCCAATTGCTACTGGCAAGCATTTCGTGTTAAGAGGGATGACAACGCATGATTGAATCAATCAACAACAATGGTGGTGGTGTTGGTGGTGGTGTGCAAACAATCACAGCTGGTACTGGCATTGCAGTCGATGCAACAGATCCTGAAAACGTCATAGTCACCAACACAGTCACTGACACCGATGACAAGGTGCGTGTCAGTTTGAATGACACAACAGCTGGCTACTTAAATGGCAAGCTGGTTGCTGGCACTGGTATTGGGTTAACCGAGAACAACAATGGTGGCAACGAAACACTGACAGTTGCTGTCAACAATCTTGATGCAAGCGCAATCACAACTGGCACTGTTGCCACTGCCCGTCTTGGTACTGGCACGGCGAACAGTTCGACGTACTTGCGTGGCGATCAGACATGGGCAAGTGTTGCAGCTGGTGACACAACATATACAGTCACTGCACTGGATGCCGAGAATACAACAGCGGTGCGAAGTATCATTTCTTTTACAGTGCCAGCGAATACAATAGCTGACGGTGAAAGCATTTGGTTGGAGTTTGAGTTGTTTCAAAACAATGGGACAGGAACAGCGCATACACTATCATCATGGATTGCGTTGAACGGAACAA